ATTTTATTGGTATTATTACGACAAAGATGTGGAAGATTCTATAATGAAAGAATTGATACAAATTTTACCACAATTATTTTATAAGAAAATCATTATTTGGTGCCAAACCATTCATAATACAAAATCGTGGATGAAAAAATTCCAAACCTACGTTGGCACCCGTAATGAATTAGTTGGATTCAGCTTGTATATGGATACAAGCGATAATCATACAAGCGATTATCAATCCTTTTATAAGTCAAACGGTAATTCTATATTGTTTTGTGCCGTAAAACATCGAGAAGGGAGTGACATTCCTTTTTTGGATGCTTGCTTGTTTGCGGATAAAGTAAAAAATAGAGGCATCATCCCATTTATCCAATCGATTGGGCGGGTATTAAGAATTGCTCCAAATAAAACAAAGGGAGTTATTTTGGAAGGGATCACTAAAACGAAAGATTATTATCACGACATAAGTACCAAAATTATAGATTACTATTGTTCTATGTATAATTCGTCAAATGACAATGTAACCAGAATAACCAAATTGAAGGAATTGTTGAGGCATTTAACCTTTCACGAAGAATCTAAAAAAATATTTATGCATATTAGCGACGACGATAAGATTTGTATTCATGTAGAAGAACTACGTTGGAACCAGATTGAAACAAAAATCAAATCAAATATAAGAGAAAAGATTCAAACCTTAGAAATCGAACATAAAGAAGTCCTATATACGCATTCTAAAATTCTAGAATGTAAAATAAATAGCACCCTCATGACACAATTAAGTTATAAAAAAGCAATTGAACATATTTATACCGACGTGATCAATGATTATGATATTTTAAAACTTACATCTGGTGTAAAAAAAGGAGAAGAATTTTATGGAAAAAATGGGTTCGAAAAAATTGTTCTAAAAAATGGAGATATTATTTATGTCCAAGGGAAATCGGCAAATACACTTATGTCCGAAATAAAAGAGAAATGCCTGAAACACCAGATTTATTTATATATGAAAATTAGGTTAAAAGATAATACTATAATTGAAATAAACCATAATCCTTATGATACAATTTAAATAGTATTATGTATACTTTATAATGGATCAAATAGATAAATATTTTTTATGTGATGACAACTATGATACACTAGTTCATTTATATGAAGACAAAGAAGATTATGACATAGATTTTCAGTTTTTTTCAGAACATATAATCCAAACAAAAAATAACGTAAAGCAACGTTTTAACCAAACGGAATTTCGTGAAGAACTTATCAAAAGATATAAGTGTTGCGTTGTAAGTGGTTTTGGTGATGTAGACGAATTAGAAGCGTGCCATATTGTACCATATACGTCTTTAAATACGCATATACACAACGGAATATTATTGAATCGAATGATACACAAAACATTTGATAAATATTTATGGAGCATTCATCCAGAGACGTTTTGCGTAGAAGTCTCCGAACATATTCATAAGGATTCTTCTATTATGCATTTTAAAGGGAAAACCATTTCTATCGATAAAGGTTCTATTTATTATTTAAAGCAACATTATTCTAAATTTTGTCTGAATCGTTAAATGCAACATAAACCACTAGGATGAAAGAATTCTACGAAGACGGCGCACTTTGCTATGAAGGACAATAACTTGTCTCACGGGCAAGGAAAATGATAACGGAATGGACAATGGGAAAAGGATATGCTTCGTGATAAATATAATCATAAATGAATCGTTATGAGGTTCAAACCAATCGGGTTTGTAAACCCGATATCCGAACTCGCGGGTTTTCTGAAAAGTAAAAGGTTCTATGGCTCGCGCTGAAGTGACGAAGGAAATGACTGCGTATATCCAGCAGAATGCATCTCTAAAAAAACTACTCAATCTAAGTGCTTCTGATGAGCCCTCATTTTAAAGTAAACTTGGTGATTTCATAGTTATTCTTCAAATGTGTTTATAATAAAATTGATTTTTTTTTATAAATCATATAAAACGAATGAGTTACCTAGAGGAAAAAATAAACACTTTTTTCAAAAAGAAGAATGAAATTTTTAAAAAGCCACTTGAAAAAATTATAAAAAGCATGTTAGACAAGTGTAAATATATCAATGGAGAAAGTTTAGAGAGACATAATTGGGGCAATATACCAATAAAATTAAATCATATTCCAAAAAACATTAATTTACCTTCCTTTGAATCCGATTTATTAAACGCGCTTAATTTAGAAGAAAATGAAAAATCAATTGTAGAATTATTATGGGGAGACATACAACTTGGAAAAAGGGTTCAAGCTTGTATAATAATGTGGATTTCGGTTCATATACTACAACGACCTGTTTTATATATTTTCAGGAATTTATCCATCGACCAAAAACAATTACAAGACGACATCGTTGGAACAGAAAATTACAATTTCAATATTCAATTTATTAAAACATTATTCCAAGAATTCAACCATGAACTCCAAGAATATTTTCGGGAAAAAAATGTTGAATATTGGAAAGAGTATAAACTCCCTGAATTAAAAGATATAAATAGCAATGATATTCTTAATAAATTAAGCAATAAAGAGGCAATCAATTCAAATGATATATTCTGTTGTTTAATGAATCTTACTCAATTAGCAAAAATTAATTCAAAGTTTAGTGAATATATTTACTATAATAATGAACTGGTTAATATAACTACATTAGTAGATGAAAGTGATTTAATGTGTCCTACTTCGTCCAATGATAGGTCGAATGATAATGACAAAAAAGATTCTACTGCTTGTGAAATATTACTTGCGAAAATTTACAAAAAAGTAATATACGCATTACATATTACAGGAACAGCGCATTCCTTGTTGTATAACGTAACCACAAGATTGAGCGACAATACAGATATACAAATTAAAATTTCAAAAGTGCATAAAATGAAAAGAACCAATGATTATTTTGGATTATTTAAGAATTCTATAAAATTTGACACTTCGCTTGTTAAATCGTGGTGGGATTATAAAGATGAAGAAAATAATAAAAAAAAAATTAGATATGATTTTGTTCAAGATTATAACGTAAATATAAAAAAAATAATACAAAAAATACTTGAACGACCAACCGTTAAATATAATTCGTTATTGATTAGTGAAGAAAAAATACGTGCAAATCAATTTTACTTAGTGGATAAATTAATGAATGATTTTACAGAATTATTCATTGTAATATATCACGGTAATTGTTTGAGATTATACTTTTCAAAAAAATACGAAAAAGAAATGAAACGTTTGTCATTGTGGGACTCGACACAATCCACTAGCCAAAGATTGTGGCAAGATGGTGGAGTCTATAGGTCATCCATAGACACTGAAAAATATGAAACATTACCGAATCATTATTGCTATTTCAATATTAATACAAAATTATTAAATATAAAATTTATTTATAAATTATTAAGAATTTTGTTTGAAATGAGTACTATCCCGATCCAGAATAAAACAATTATAACCATCACAGGAAAATACGGCGAAAGAGGGTATTCGTTTACAAGCGACGATTACGATCATTATTCATTACATTTAACCGACCAATATTTTGTGTCTCACGCATCCTTAAATTGTACTGATATTTCACAAAGATTGAGATTACAGGGGAAATATGGGGATTTAGAACTTAAAAACGAGTCAATGAAACTTACTTTATGGACGACGAATGAATTACAAGATATAATAGAAAACTTTTATGTAAAATTTATAAAAGAAATAGAAAAATTTATAATGGGGTGTGAACATTGGGAAGAAATCAAAGATTTGTTAGAAAGTATAATTGATAATGGCGATTTTAAGTTTGGAAAATATATGAAATATATTGACGTATCAAAGAAAAGGAAAAATTTAAAACCAATAAAACATTATGACAAGAAATCAAATGGATATAAATTAATTATCATTGATGAGATGAATGATACTGAAATAAGTGAATGGTGTAAAGAAACAAACTTACCAGAGTATATTTGTATTAATGAAATAGTAGAAGTTGATAAAGATGAGTTTATTGATAAGTATGGAAATTATGATGGTGGCATTCCTTTATGTATTGATAAAAATAGTATTGTTAATTTTGATAGAACAAATTTAAATAAATTAGTGTTAGAAACATTTCCATCGTTAGAAAAGTTTAAATTAGATAGAGTAGTTCAAATTAAAAAAGGTAGTGTTAATAGTGACAGATATAGCGGCATACAATCAGCTATTGAAAATAACAGACCTTACAATTATTATATTACATCACGCAAACCAAATACATATAATATTTTAGTTTATGATAATTATGATAATATACACATTACTACTACAACTAATGAAAAAGTCTTACCAAAACACACAAATAATTATATAAAAAAAACTCCATACATCGTAAATGGTGATAAAGTTCAATATTCTGTTCTTAAAGAAGAATACAAACAACTAAATAATACTCACGGATATACAAATGAAGACGGAGATGATTTTATTGAAGACGCATCTGGCTTACCAAATAAATATTATTGGAAAACGCCCGATGGATGGTTATATTTATATGATAAAGATAAACCTGATATTATTTCATTAAATGTACTCGAACCTTTACCAATTCATAATGTTATACAACCGGTCATTTCAACAGAACCACGTAGTGATATATTGCTATTCGCAAATTCGTGTTGTAAAAAAACGGACAATCTAAATTTAAGATT